TATGATTTACGACCACCACCAAAAGTTACACGAGATTGTCTGTTAATATTAACAGGCATCTCTGGTCGTTGTTCCCTCAGAATGTCATTATCAACGGCTTTTACTTGATCAGCAGTAATATTTTGAAAATACTGCTTGCGTTGTTCTACAATTTCTTCAGGTATCCTCGCCAACACGAGACCACCAACCCCGATTAACCCCTGATATTGACCTTGTCGGATAACGGGATAATCGTGATCTCCCAAAGTATTTTTTACTTCTTCTGATCTTACAAATTCCCAACCTTCTCTGAGTTTTTTAGATACATTAGCTGTATCTTGTGAACCCATAAATTCGGTTCTTATCCAACGATGCACATAACCTTTCGGTGCAGGAGGAGCATCTAAACTTGATGGAGGACTCCAAGGTTTTGTTTTTTTAGTATCATTATCCCTTGTAGTGCGTGAGTTTCTTTTTATAGTATCATTCATATTTCTACCTTTTCACGTGTTTTGCGTATAATTCTAGCGGCACTCCTAATTTTTTGGCAATAGCCACCTCTGAACGAGTGAGTTTCACAGTTTTGCGACCCATCTGTTTTCTACCAGCAGATGCCACAGTTTGAATCGGTTTATTATCATTAGCAAACTTCTGAGGAAAATAATCCCTCATTTGTTTGTCAATCTCATTGTAATATTCCTCCGACTCTGAGTCAAACCCTTGCTCAATCAAATCTTGATGAATGCCAAAAGCAGTGTTTGTCATAGCTTTGTCTTGACCAAACCAAGTATTACTTTGTGCCCATTCTTGAGCTTTCGCACTTGGTGGCGGAGGATTCTGTTGCTGAATTGGTTGTTGTTGAATCGGTTGTTGTTGATTAGAAGTTTGTTGTTGCTTTAATTCTTGTTCTTTTTTTTCTTTTTCCTGTTTTTGTTGCTCGGCTAAAATTCTTGACTTTTCTTTTTCTACAGCAAGACTTGTTAGTTTATCGTTAGCATCCATAATACCTTGAGAGTCATTGCTTTCAATAGCTAATTTAAGATTATGTTTTACTTGTTCTCTTTGTGCATCAATTCTTGCATCGAATTCTTTTACATAATTATCATCAACAATGGCTGATTTTTTTTCTACATCAGAGTATTTTTTTTGTAAACCTTTTGCATAATCTAGTGCAGCTTTCTCTCTTCTTTGTGCTTCTCTATATTTTCTTGTAAGTTGATCAATTCTCTTTTGAACATTTGCAGATATTTTATTTAAATTATCTTCTTGAGTATCTTCTTCTTTCTCTTGCTTTTCTTCTTTCTCGTCCTCTGGCTCTTGTTCAATTTTTTTTGCCTCTACTGAGGCTTTTATCGGATCATTGTAACCAAGATCAACTTCACCGATTTCAGGTTTTGTGTTCGGTTCTTGTTTTTCTTCTATTTGAATGTCAGTTTCCTGAGAATCATCTGTGTCAAGTTCAACTTTGTTTTCTTCTGCCATAATTACTCCTAGAATAATGCGAGGATATCCCTCGGTTCGTTAATAGTACCGATGATTTCATCGTCATTAAGAATACGATGTTCACCAAATTTAGTTTTAAAACGAGCACCAGCATATCGTCCATATATAACAAACTGACCCTCTTTACACCAAGCACCAGACGGAAACTTTTCTTTATCTTTGTAACATAAATCACCCATTTTAACTACAAGACCAACAACAGTTGTCATCTGAATAGTTTCTTGAGTTTTTTCTGAAAGATAAATACCCCCTTTAGTTTTTTCTTTAGGTTGATATGGTCTTACTAAAAGTCTATATCCGACAGGGTTTGGTATAATTTTAAGATATTCTTCCGTTTCTTTTTCACCTTTCGGAACTAAAGGTTCTTCCTCATCGTTTTGTGGAACGACAATTTTTTTATTAGGTTTGATCAATGTCATCTACATTATCCTCTCTATTTTGCAGGTCTTTTAAATCCTGTAGCAATGACTCTAAGCCATTGAGCTTGCCCTTAGCATAATGTAGTTGTTCTAGTTTGTCTATACCATAGCAAATGTGATCCTTAGTTTTTGCTATTTCTTTTTTTATGTAATGTCTGATTGTTCGAACTGTGTCTATATCAAGCATAATTACGAAGGTTAGATTTCGGTCCTAACTTTTTTCTGTGTCTTTTTCCTACAGGTTTATACCTTCTTTTTGTCTTCTTTGCAATTGATATTTCTACTTTGTGAAATTTTTTTACCATAACAAACCACAGGTGACTTATACTCAAGCACCCTTACTTTTCTTGAAAATTTTTCTCCACTACAATCTTTAATTTTAAATATCTTTGACAAGTTTGTAACCCCATCTATTCTCAGATAAGTCCCAAACCCTTTTTGTAGCAGAAGGTATTTTTACAATAAGATTGTTAAATCTAATTAATTTTTTAGTTAATAACACATTATTCTCCTAAACAGTGAGGGGACTATGTCCCCATCACCTTACTTTTCAGCACAGGCATAACTGTTAATCTCAAGACCAACAGAAATTTCTGTAATTATAGGTTTAGACCACATAATTATCTCCATTGTTAGAAGTGCTGGTTGTCATTGTGACCGCAGTCCACTAAGTACATTTTAATCTATTTTTTGAACTTAGCAATACTCTTTAGCCCGAATGATCCTGCGATCGAAGCCAAAATTCCCCAGCTTAACCAATCCGGACAATCGTTTTTTAAAAAAATAAAACCCTCTTTCATATAAGGTTGAAGTGCGGGTATGAAGGATGCAAAAATTATAGCAATGAACGCAAGTGTCCAAGCTTCGTCTTTCCACGAATCTGCTGCTGCATCGGCTTGTTTTTCATCC